TCACTTATTAGCAATTTCCAATTTTTCTTTCATCATATTAAGTGTATCCGCTTTATTTTCGTCAGACATTGCTCTGTAAGCAATCAAAAGCTTTTTTTCGTCATTTGAAAGATTATACAGTTTCAAAGTATCGTCAGGATCCTGAACTATCGGTAAGAAAGAACTTCCGTTACCAAGCAAAGTGTTATAATCCGTGCCGAAAATAGAAACAATTTTTCTTAAAACTTCATGGCTCGGCTCGGACACACCTGTTTCATACTTTGTATAGGTTGTTCTGTTAATATTCAAAATATCGGCAACCTGCTGCTGTGTAAGTCTGCAAAGTTCACGATGTTGTTTTAGTCTTAATGCAAAAGAACTGTTTTTTCCTTCGTATTTAGCCAATTCTACACACCCTTTGTATATAAATGCTTAATATATATTTTAACTATTACAACAATTATAATACAAAGTTTATAATAATTCCACAAAAGTGAATATAAATCACTGTAAATTATTACCATATTGTTCCCAAAATAAGTCTTGAAATTTTCAAATATTCGTTGTATAATAGACATTGTTAGTCACGATTTGCTGGTGTGGCGCAGTTGGTAGCGCAACTGATTCGTAATCAGTAGGTCGACGGTTCAAGTCCGTTCACCAGCTCCAAAGCAAAAACCGCATAACCAAGCCGTTTTTTGGTGTTTGGGTGCGGTTTTCCTTTTTGCCTGTTTCCCGTAAAACATTGCTTTTAACTGTATTATATTGTGAAAAGAATATGCAAAGACTATGCAGGATATACTCAATTGTAAAACGATTTTGCTTATCTTATACTTTATACTTTCTAAGTGTAATTTTATGCAAATACAGCAAAGCCCCTCAAATACCACTTTGGTATTTGAGGGGCTAAACTTATGTATGCTTATTCTTTTGTATTTGTGTCTGTATCGGTTTTATTTTCGACTGTATTTTTCAATCGGCGGACGATATTTACAAGGAATTTCGGAATTGGCGTGCCTAACTCCGAGAGATTTTCGAGGATTGAAATTAATTCGTTGATGATGAGCCAAATCGTTACAATTAAACCGCAACAATATGTGACACCTATATCTACATTTGCCGCTGCTAAGCCTGTGCAGATTAAATAATCGACAACACCCGCAACAACCACAAGAGCGAGATAGCTTGCTTTTTTCAAAATCCCGATTAAACCTGTTTTACTTTTTAATTCACCGTTTCTGTACGCAGATGTCAGTCCTGTAATATAATCAATAAGCATTACAGCGATGAGCACAAGAATTGGGATAAGTAAGATATTAAAATATGATATCAGAGCACCGATAGCTACTGAAACAGTAGCCTGAATAATATTGTCTTTCATAGTTTAGTTATACCTCCAAATCAAGTTAAAGTAAGCTCAATACGGTCAATAGCCTTGCCCTTTGTTCCTGCGTAGCCGTCCTGCTTACTGTCTTTTTCGTCATCGTGCTGCCAATCGTAATAGTCTTCATTAACTGCAGAAACTCTGTATGTAGCCTTATAGTAGCTGCCGTGTGCGGACTTAACATCAGCAGGAGTTGTATAATAAATCTGTACAGCATCAATATCCATTCCGAGAATGCCTGCATAGCCGTTTACATCATCATTAAGATTAAAACCTGTAACCCAGCTAAGCCAGTTACCGCCTTTAATATGCACTCTGTACTTAATCTTACCTTTTGTTACTTTGATTGCAAGACCGCTGATTGCCTCGCTGGCAATGCCTGCGAAGTCTGATAAGCCTTTTACAGTTGGTAACCACTTACCGCCTGCAAATACGCAATATTCAATCGTAGGTTTATCATCTTTTTCAACTTTAGAGTCTTCTTTGCTTTCAGAGTTACTCTCAAGTTTATTTAAAAACTGTTCCTTCCATAGCTTGTCTTTAGCAGCTGAACCGCACCAAAACCCCGGGCAGATTTTGCCGTTTGCGTCATAATGACGAATTACTCTGTCTTTGCTGATATTGTACTTTTTCATAAGTCGTTGAGTAAGTAAGATTACATTTTCAAGTGTCTTGCCTGTGCATTCTGTAGTTGAGCCTGCAATTTCAATTCCGATTGAACGGCAATTAATATCCCAGTCGCCTGCATGCCAAGCAATATTTTTATCAGCAACCGAGCGAACAACAGTTGTATCATCAACAAAATAATGTGCAGATGTTTCAACTACATTATTCTTAAAGTAATTACCGTTATTCGCTGCTGTGTCACCGTCGTTGCCGGTGTAATGAATAACAAGTGTATCAATGTCAGAATATTTTCTGTTGTCCTCTGTAAAATTACCTTTGTTGCACCATATTTCTTTAAATTTATAAGACATATTTATACCTCCCATACCGCCATAACTGCGTTGTAGTAATCTTCCGAAAGCTGTTCTTTTAAGATTGACTTATCCTCATCACAGTTTGTATATGCGTTGCGGACATTCTCACCAACCTGCACATCTTCGCCGCCGAGATTGATAAACTTCTGTCTTAACACGCTCACGCTGTCCTTTGTAAGCATATCGAGTGTGATTTTTTCTTTAAGTTCCATAGAATTACCTCCTACTGTCTGATATATGTAATTGTAAAATTGATTTTCTCGTCCTCTGTAAATTTATCCGTTAACGAGCTGATGTAAAGCCATGAGCCGTCAAGACGGATATTTCTCAGCTTATTTGTAGTTGAGTACACAGCAATACTCGAAAATCGACTTTCGTTTTTTGCCAGGAAAGGCAAGCCTGCCATCTGAATATACGATTTATCCGCAACAAGTTTTGTAATATTTACCGACACCGTAACCACCTTGCCGTTTTTCACATAGTTAAAACTGCCCTCGTTGCCGTCATAAATCGCCTGTCCGGGTGTAAGACTGCCCGTACCGCTCTCAATATTTGAGCTATCATATTTTTTTGCAATACTTTGATTAAGAGTATTAACACTGTTATATAAGGTACCGCTTGTGATATAGTTAGGACTATTCTCTTTAGGTGCGGTATCAAATGGCATTGCGTCAAGTTTACGGAGTAATGCCTTATTCAGATATGTTTTATCGTAAGCATCGGTAATTCCGTAACCGGCAAGAGTATCCGCCTTATCAGCTTTAAGATTAATCTTCATTGTCACTGTTTCGTCAATGTCTGTTATTTCATCTTCAAGCTCGGTTTTATCTGCCTTTGCAGATAGGGCTGTGTTAATCGCAGTTATTCTTTCGGTTAGCGTGTTGATGTTGCTATCCGCAAGCGCTAGGTCTATGCTGTTCTCGTATATGCCGTTTTCGATTTTGTTGAGGTTTTCTGCGCAAAGTGGTGTAGCTGTGCTCGGTGCGTCTTCCCAATTTGTTTTTGTGTATGCCATAATTTTATTCCCCCTTTGCCTCTATGCTGTCTGTCAGAGCTTTAATTCCGCTCAGTGTACGGCTCAACACATAGGCTTTTACTTTCTCTTTTTTAGGTTGTCCTGCGTTATCATAGACAAAATCACCGTTTGAATCAGTAACATAGCTTTCAATTTCTATTCCGTCACCAATTTGTACCCAAGGTCTGCCGTCAAGAGTAGCTGTAAGCGGTGTGTAGGAACAATTATAAAATCGTTCACCTGTTTTGCCGTTAAGAAGATTTTGTACATTGTGTATTACCGAACCGCCTGTGCCGTCATCCTCCTGTTGGCAGACTGTATTTTTTGTTAAGTCATAACTGTTCGACTCATCGCCCCACAAAGTTTCAAACTCGATTGTTTTTTTCTCCCTTGACGAATAACCGTTGATAAACACAAATTTGTTGTAGCCGCTGCAATCGTATTCTTCTGCGTATAAGTTTTCGTAAAAATTGTATTTTTCTGTACTCTTGCCGAGTTCGATGTATCTAAAAACGCCATAGCTTGCATTAGGAATAATTGTTCCGAATACTCCGAGCAATTCACAACAATTCTTGAGCAGCTCGCCGTATGTAATTGTATTTGAGTCCTCAAGCCATGCTCTGTTGTATGTCGGGAAATTTCGTACAGTTAAGCCTGTTGATTGGTTTATCACCTCGTCAAGAATATCTTTGTTATCCTCGACCTGAATCATATGCTTTCCGTTGTAGTTAAGGCATAGCACAACCAATTCGCCGATTTTATAGCCGTTTGGATAAGTTTTCCATAAATTAAACAGCTTATTTGTTGCGTCAATATCATATAACATAGAGAGTGCGTCATAAGCGACAATGTGTCGCTTATTGCGGTTATTCTTGTCGAGCTTGGCACTGTCAATAATACCGCTAAACAAATAATATTCCTTTGTAGCTATGGTTTCTCCCGGCAAAAGTGATGTACCTAAAAACAGCTTTGCAGATGGCAGCAGCTTTTCGCCACTCGGAATTTTTTGTGTTAATTTTACACTTATCCATTTACCGACAAGGTCTGTTGTAAAAATTCTGTCGTCTGAATTTACAATGTCAATATCAAATTCAGAGGCAATACAGCCACCAAATTTCAGCTTGCTTTCATCGCAAATTGACTGTTTAAGGCTCATACTTTCGCTTGCTATGTTTTCCTCGGTAATGTCCTCGTATTCACCGTTTGGAAATGAAACTGTAAGCGTGTTTTCAATCAGATTTTCAATAGTCTGCTTTTTGTGCAGACTTGAAACTTCAAGCAAATTAACCACCTCTTAATATTCAATAAATGTAAATGTTACCGCCGCATATTTAATGTTGTCTGCGGTAATAAGCTTTGGCGTGTATGTTATATCGGGTATATATGCGGTCATAGTGCGGTACGCAAGAAGTTCATCGTCCCAGTATTCAACATTGAGCTTGCGTTGCTGAGAATTTGACATAGCACCGTTTAAAACACTGCGAATAGTTCTCATTTCAGCAAGGGTAAGACCGTCCTTGGTATTGAATGTAATCTTAGTTTTGTTGTTCGGTGATGTTACTCGCCTTAAAAGGTTGTTGCTGTCACGATAAGCTTTAATCTCCGTACGCTGTAAAGGTGTGGCTTGATAACTCTCTTTAGCTATGAGCTTATGTGGAAACTGCAAGCCGTTTTTCGGGAATTTAATTAAATAGCCTTTAAATTCACCCAATCCTATCCCTCCTTACGCAAAAGCGGACCTGCCAGTGCGTTTCTTGATTTTGTTATTCTCATCAGCAACAGCCTCAAAAAGCACCCTGCCGTCGGGCATAGTCAATGTAATGTGAATATCACCGCCGTTGCCCGCTCCGCCATATTCAGCAAGTACCTCAGCCATAGCCTGTTTCATTGCTGATATTGGCGAAACAACTTCCGCTTCACGCTTATTATCGCCGAGAACTGCTAGAAATTCACCGTAATTTGCAGGTACATATGTGCCTGTAGCAAGTTTGGGGATGTGCACCTTATCAAGCCGACCTGCGTGCCATTCCTGCCCAAACAACTTGCCTATCGAATTTGCAACCGTGTCCACACCCGACAACATTTTATTGATTGCAGAAATAAAGCCGTTTATAAAAGTTTCAATTCCTGTTAGTGCATTGTTAAGAGGAGTTTTTAGAATGTCATAAATCGGAGTGAACACATTTGAAAAGATTGTTTTTATAGGTTCTAAAGCCATTCTTATATTCTTTAACATCATGGTAATGACACTCTGTACCTTTATACTTGTATCAGATAAACCATTGACAAGACCTAAAACTGTATATTGTCCACGCTTATACATTTCTCTTGAAGGTGAATGTATATCCATTGCACTGTCGTATTCACTTAATACAGTATTTGCAAGACCATTACTGTTTTTGACAAGTGCCTCCTTATATTTCTGTGTACCCTCAACAAGACCCATAACGGTGTTTTTTCCTGAATCTTCGGCAGCCTCTTCCAGTTTATTTAATGTTTTCCATTGCGAGTTTTGCACATCTTCAAGGCTAATCATTCCGGCTTTGTATGTCATCAAAACGGCAGCGGCATCGGAATAATCTCCCTTAAGAACTTTTTGAACATCAGACATATCATCTTGTGTCATTATCAGTTTGTTAAGTTCAGCAGTGCATTCATTGTATGAACTTTTAAGTTCCATTAAGGAATTTATTTCTTCGTATCCACCATCACCTAAAACTGTTTCAATATTATTTTTTGCGTCTATTCTATCATCTGCTTTTACAGAATTGTCTTTATATTTCTTGTATTGACTAATAAGCCAACTATAAGTTTTTCCACTCTGCTTTAATTTATTTTCAATTTGAGTCTGCTTAGAATTAAGTTCTGAAAGTAATTCGCTTTGATTTTTTCTTGCTGAAATTATAGATTTAGAATTTTCGGTTTGTAATTCGGATAAAGCCGAACTGTTAGCTAATAATTGATATTGATCAATCGTATTATTGATTTCATCTTGTATCTCAGATAAATCACCTTTTAGCTCGACCTTACCCCCATCACTTATTGTGACATAATTATCCCAGGTATCGCTAAAACCGCTAACATTATCTTTAAAATATGTAACAATGGTTTGCAATTCTGACTGTTCTTCAGGAGTAAGTTCAGCTTTGCTGATTAAGGTTTCAAGTTTATCCTGATATTCATCAATCAATGTATTATCAGCATAGAGCTGGTCAACCTTATCTAATGTATTTTTGATTGTGTCGGTAATTTTCTGCGTTGTATTTTCAAGTCTGTTTTTCACATCGTCTATTTCATCACAAAACTTTTTAGCCTCAGAATTGCTCCATTTTAGTTCATTGTAAATTTGAACCGCTGAAACAATACCCGTTATTGCGCTTGCTATAATAAGCAGAGGGTTAGCCGAAATAACCGAACTGATGTTTTTAACTGCTGATGTGACTTCACTTATACCACTCGCAATAGTCTTACCTGTCTTGAATGCGATAACTGCTGTGGCAACAGCGCCAATACCCGTTGCTACTGCTTTTAACATATCCGGACTTATCTTATTAACTATATCTGAAATTGCCTCAAGAGCCTCAGAAAACAAATTTAACAAATCCGGTACAGCTTTCTCAATCGTCCATTTGGCAAGCGGCAATAAAACATTCTTGTACGCTTGTTTTAGCTTATCTCCGCAAGCCTTGAGCAGATTTCTGAATCCCTCGGTCAAGCGTTCAACCGCCTGTGCAACGGGGTTAATGTCAAGGTCCTCAAGCCATTCGAGGCGGTCAGCTGACATTTCATCAAGCAGTCCTGTTATATCTTCGACAATGCCTAATATGCTCTCCCAAATTTTTCTGCCTGTATCGTTTTTCTCCCAAGCGTCTTTAATTTTGGTTCTGAGAGTTTCAGTAAAGTTATTACAGTTGCGGATAATCTCAAGTATATTGCTCCAAATTTTCTCACCCTTACCGTCATTCCACACCTGCCTGAATGTATCGCCTACCGTATTCAAAAGCTCAACAAGGCTGTTCCATTTGTCGATAAACGATTGCACCACGCTGTCGCCTAAGCCTGCTTTGTCCCAAGCATTTGCAAAAGCCTCTGCAATGTCGCCAACTGTGCTTACAAAAGTGTTAATTAATGAGTTGATATTTCCAAGCACCTTTTCGCCTGTGCCGTTATTCCACACTTTCTCCCACGAATTTTTAATTGTTACGCAGGCGGTTTTTACCTTGTCAAGCGAATTTACAATATTGTCAATAGTCTTGCTTGTGTGCCTGTCGCTTTCAAGCATAGCTTGCTCAAGTGCATTTTGCATTGATTTGATTTCAGAGCTTGGCGCTTGCGTACTTGTGCCAGAACTGTTGTCCGAGGTGTCGCTCATCACATTGAGTTCATCAAAGCCTGCAAGGTTTTTCTGCAAGTCTTCAGCTGCCTCCGATGTTTTTTCAATCTCAGATGTAGAACTGTCCGCTTGACTTGCAAGGTCTGACATATCGCTTACAGCTGAGCTTGTCGCATTGCTTGTTGCAGTAGAATAGCCGAACACCTGAGCTGTAAAGTCTTTAAACTTCTGTGCCGCAACGCTAAGTCTTGAAATAAATTGATTAATGCAATTAAGCAGCGGAGTAAAAGCATTTATCAAGCCTTGACCGATTGTAGCCTTGATACTGTCAAACTGCAGCTGTAAAATTCTCGTTTGATTTGCCCAACTGTTTTGCGTTCGGGTAAAGTCACCTGTTGCATTATTGAGTTGGTCAAGCACAAAGTTATACCTAAGCGTTACCTTTTCCGCCTCAGTCATAGCAGATGTGGTCTTGCCCCAGCCGTTAGCCATTGCGTAATTGTCAAGTGCGTTCTGCGTCATTACAATGCCGAGGTCTTTGAGCGTTTCGGTTTCACCGCTGAAAACAGATTTCAGCTTTGTGTACGCCTCGTCTTGTGTGATGTTATAAAATGACGCCACATCGCCCGTAAGAGCGGTTAATGATGTTGACATATCAAATGCCTGCTGTTCTGTAAAGCCGAAAGCCTCCGCCATAGAACCAAAAGTGCCGACATATTTTTTAGCCATATTTTCAGACAAGCCGTAAGATTTTTGTGCTGACTTTGCCCAATCGTCCACACTTGCAGACATATGGCTGAAAGTAACATCAACTACATTCTGCACTTCTGCAAGGTCCGAGCCAAGCTCTATGCTTTCCTTGCCAAAGCTCACAACCGCCGCCGTACCGAAAGCGGTAAGCAGCGTTCTACCAATCATTTTCGCCTTGCTTTGCAGTCTGTCAACAGCCGTTCTGACTGTTGTAAGCGACTGCTTAGCTTTACTTGCACTCAAAGTCACTGCTTTCTGTACCTTTTCAGATATATTTTTTGAGCTGTCTGCAACATTTTTATCAATGCTTTTCAGCACATCAAGAACCTGTTTACTGTATAAATCAGTATTCTCTTTAATATTTTTGCCTGTTTTTTCTGTTTCTTGCTCAACCTCTGAATTTGTTTTTTTCACTTGCTGTGAAACAGAACTGTTTACTTTATCCCAAGCTGCCTGCATTGCCTCTGCTTGTGTCATTCCTGTTCGTTTCAGAATAGAAGCAATAGACATTGCTTTCGACTTTGCACTTCTCTCTGTATCAGCAATTATATTTTGTATCTGAGCGCCAATATCTGATGTGTTGTTTTTAACTTCATCAACTATTTTGTCGGCAGAATTTGACACTTGTTGAGTTGCATTTTGTGCAGTCTGAGCAGTAGTCTTAGCACCTGCCTGAGCCTTGCTCTGAGCCGCCTCAATAGCTTTATTGATTCTTGCAATATCGCTGTTAAGACCGCTTGTGTCGATTTTGGTATTAAAAATCAAACTACCGTCAACCGCCATGTAATCACACTCCTTTCTGCATAAAAATAAGGGCGTTGCAAAATGCTACACCCTTGGCATAAAAACAGCGCACACCCGAAGATGTACGCTGTTTGACAATTTTATTTATTTGTTATGGCTCAAAAGTTACAGTTTTAGATACAAAATCGTGTGACCTATCACCCCAGTTAAATGCTTTTATCGATAAGTCAATTTTTTCTATACTGCTTATTTGATTTTCTTTAATAAATTCTGTTGTTACGGTAAAACTGTCATTTAATTTCTTTTTACTGTTTACCAATGATGAAAAAATCGGTTCAAACATATAATCATTAATTGATACATTGCGGAACTGAATTTCGTAGTCATAATCAGAATTATTTTCAATATATAATTTTATATCTGTACCATATTCAGTTTCTTCTTTACCCTTGTATATAACTTTAACTCCGTTCTCATCAATAATAGTCTTATCGTTTTGAGTATCGGTTGTTGTTTCTGTAATCACTTTACTTTCGGATGTTGAAGTATTAGCTTTATCTTTACGAAAATCATATGATGTGTATTTTTCGCCATAAACAGTTATGTAATCCAACAATATTGCCGGGGTATTAGTAACATCGCTAAAACCAGCATATTCGCCGAAGAAAAGTACACTTGTCCCCTTCGTTAAATTTTTTGGCTTGTCTGTATCTCCTCCCGGAGAGAATGAAGCCAACCAACTGCCGTTATCCTCGGAAGTAACGTTAAAACACATAAATCCTGAGCGGTTATAAACATCATCTACTGTACCTTTTACGTAAATTTTAGTACCGGATAACCCATTATCTTCTGCATATGAATTATATATGTCAAAATCACCATATTTATATCCGTCAATATCTCTTTGATTAATCGATGTTGTTTCCTCCTGCGAAATTTCAGAAGTAGAAGAACACCCAAACAAAGTACATATAAATAAAGCTGACAATACAATACAGATAAATTTTCTTTTCAATTTTTTTCTCTCCTTTATGTATCATCTATACCAATTAACCTTTAGTTAATCTTTAGTTTTATACTCATATGTCATTAATAGACCTATAATTATACCAAAACCCGCAATACAGAGAGTTAAACCTTTGTAAAATTTGCTGTTCATAAAATCACTCCTTTGTTACATAATATAACAAAGTTTGTGTATTGTCAACAATAATTTTGTGTAACACCTATACAAGATTGTTTATAAAATTCTCTTCGGCGTCAAGTTCTGCTTGCTGTTCGGGAGAGAGCTTTTCCTTGATGTCAACAAGCTCTTTGTGCTCATTGTAAAAATCACGCTCCCATTTTTCAAGCTTTTTGCCCTTAGCACGCTTGCCTCTTATGTTCATTACCTGCGAGAGCAAGCCGTCGCCTACCTCACTGAAATAGCCGAGAAAAGTCCACCAATGCACATAGCTTGCAATCCTTGTTTCAAAGCCTGCGACCTTGTTAAGTGCTGGGAAAATAATGCTTTCGTCATAGCTCCAATCAATAATTTTGACTGGAGCTTTTTTCGATTTCGGCACATCTCCGCCGTCAAGAAACCACAATGCCTTTTTGAGTGCCTCCTCAACATTCTTTGGAACTTCCTTGTATAAGCAATTCAAGCATACTGCCGCTTTTTCGCAGTAGATTAGCTCTTTGTCGGCATAAGCCTCGAAAATCAAGAGAGCAATACGAAAATCGGAATTAATCTCGTACTGCTCTCCGTCTATTTCAAGGCTTGTAGGAAGTAATCCAATCACTTTGCAAGCCTCTTTGCTTGATTGAGGTACTTCTCAATATGTTTGCTCTGCTGAGCGTGTGCGTTTTCAATGTCACTTACGATGACCGGCACAACGCAGTTGAGAAAGTTCTCAAAAATCATACTGCCATCATCACAGATTGAAAGGCAATTTACATCGCCAAACGCACCCTGACTTACACCTGCACCGAGAACATAGTCTATTTCTTTGCGGATTTCCTTGTCAACATCAAGAAAAATTTCAAAGGTTACATCCTCGGGTTTCATATTCTTGTACTTCTGCACAAGCGCTTCGGTGCGTTCTGTCAGCTTGTTAATTCGCTCAACGAGTGAGTAGTCTGTGGTGTTAATCTTGATTACCGTGCTTTCATCATTGTTGATTGCATATGTTTTTAAGGGAGTTTTAAAATTCAAACTCTGCATAGAATCACTCCTTATACAGTTTCGGTAAATGTCGGTACCTTATCTGAGATTGTCGCTGTACCCTGCTTTCTGTTGCCGTCAAATGTAACATTAAACGGAATGTTTACACCGCCCTGCGCACCGCCGTATGACTGCGGCTTAACAATGCAGTCCTCAATCCAAGCATCATAAGGGCCTGTTTTCTTGTCAATGAGCACTTCAAGAATTTTGGTTTTGCAGTCATCACCGGTAAGGCGGTTCATTGCAATGTCCTTAATTTTTGTATAAATACTGTCCCCTGTGTTTGCGTAATATGTACCTGCGTCAAGGGTAGGCTCGTAGCCGTTGTCATTTACAGAGGTTTCATCAAGAATGTTCTTTACTGTGCTTGTGTCCGGACTAAGCTCGACCGACATATCGTCAATGTCCTTGCCGATAAGATACCACTTTGGACTTTCGCCTGTGCCAAAGCTTGCGTCAATAAAATGTAAAAGGTAACTTCTTTTGAGTTTACCGATATCGGGTGTTGATGCTGCCATAATAATTCCTCACTTTCAATTTTTAATCAATTTTCAATAGCGTATTGGGCGGTGATTTGCAATTGGTACTGCACACCGCCGTTGTTGTTTTCGTCAGGTATGCTGTAAAGCATTCCGTTTGAGCAAGTGAGTTTTTTAAGCTCACCGCATAAAACGTTGTCGCCGACTTCAACTTCTATGTCACCCTCTGCGTGCCGTTCAAGCCACATTTGCAGTTCAAGCAGCATTCCGCTGTTTACAAGGCGGTCATAATCGTTGAGTGACTGACAGGTAGCGTACAGGATAAAGGTGTGATTGCGTATTTGATTCCCTAAAATGTCTTCGCTGACAAGCGTGTCACCTGTCGGAGAAAGTCCAAAATCCTGTACTTTGTTTGTTGAATAATCAATGTGCACAAGCTCGCCGATTTTCGGAAACTCCTGCACAACGGACCTTACAAGTTCGATTATATTCATTTTGCATTACTCCCAAGTCTTCTTGCCGCCGCTTGCAGAATATCTCCTTTGCGGTCGGCTTTCATTCGCTCAAACCACATTTTGCCCGCAAGCGGGTGCTTGTCCTTGCTGTAGTGAATATCTCTGCCTGTCGGGTGTTTTTTCTTGCCTTTAGGACTTCGCCAACCGATTATAATGCCGTCACCGCTATAGCGTCCGAATACGATATGCTCCGTACCGTCTTTTTCTCGCACGATCGGATAGTTAGGACCATACACCTTGCCATAGTAAAGATACCTTGCATAAGGTGTAATCTGTTTAATTTCTCCACTGCCGATAACGGTATGTATAGTTGCGGAGTTTTCGAGTACACCCATTTTAAAAGGTGTGTACGGCTTCATCAGCTTAATGCAATCCTTGTCAACCTCTCGTTGTGCTCTTGCTATATGCTTGTTTAAATCATTAGCAAATTCTTTATTCCACTTGAGAGAAAGAGTGCCGCTAACATCTGTCGGCTGATTTACATTAAAAAGCATTTAATCACCTCGCAGATACTTTGATGTGCTGTAAATCCGCAGGGCCGTAAAGCAAACGGTCAATACTCATTACTGTGTGAATTTCGTATTTGTCACGCAAGGTTTTTAGGCTCTCTGATACGCTCCTGTCGCTTGAATTATCAAAGATGAAATTACACTCACCTTTTACAATAATGTCTTGAGAGGGGGACAGAGGGGATATATCAGCGTTTGGAAACAGACCGTTGCTCGGAAATAAAAAATCATTCGGAGCAAGAACAAGCGCATTTAACGGAATGTATATAGCTATTCCGTCAGCGTTCTGCATTCCGCTTTTAAGTACGTTAGCGGCTTTGCACTCCTGCCAATGGCAATGCGGAATAATAAGCCTGTCAAACCCTTTGCCGTTAAATCTGTAAAGGGTCATCATAGTATCCGTAAACATAATCAAACACCTCTGTACAAAAGGTCTGTGTCTGCAAGATACTTATATACTGCGGATTTAACACATCGTGTAAGTTGCTTTTTGCGAACCTCACAGCTTTCATACGAGCGTGACACATCTCCGACTTTTTCTGATGTTATGCCCTCACTGCCGCTCATATTATCGGCTTTATACATCAGCTCTGCGACCTCACAGCAACAAAGTTTCACAGGCTCGATTATATCCTTTGTATCGTCAATATTTGAGCCTGTGTAAGCATTAATAATAAGCGTTGCCTCTCTTGCATAGTAGGCAAAAGCGGAGGTAATGACCGCTTTTCTGCCACATAGATATACGGATTTATAATAGTTTTCGTCAGCGTAAACGGTCATACTTCACACTCCTTTAAGACTTAACCGCTGTGTGACAGTAAATACCAGCGGTCTTGTTTTCGTACACATCTGCAATGCCTACCATTCTGTAACCGAACTTGTAACCGTCCGAGTCCTGATTTACCGACGGTTCAATTACCTTAGTGTCAAGGTGCTTAGTAAACTGGATAAGGGCAGGCTTATGAATAATCATAAAGTTGATGTTTGAGGCGGCAGTGGCTTTCTGATAGCCGCCCTTGGTCTTGCCGCTTGATGTGCCGTCAAGCTGTTCAATCGCTGTATAAAAGCGTGTCTGCGGCACTGTGATAATCTTAGCAAATCTGCTGAGAACCTCTCTTGACTTTGTTGTGTCCAAATCCTGCACAAGTCCGTAAAGAGTTGGTGTAATGTAAAGGTAACGCTGCTCGTACGGAACTTCGTCCTCGTCCATCTGAGTAGTACCTTTGCGGAGTGCTTCAATTACCGCCGCACCTGTGGTAAGGTTTGCAGGTGTGGCAGAGGTAATACCTGCGTGACTTGCGTATGCGGCAAAGCGGAATGCGTCAAGCTCCGGCACAACCTTTGTGCGGATAAACTCGCCCGAAAGTCTGCCGAACGCAACGCCTGCGGTTTCTACATTGTCCATTGTATCAACAGTAAACATTCTGCCACGGTCGAAGTTACATTTAACCGTTTCGTTAGTAAGGGTAACATCGCCGCCAACATATCCGCTGTTACGGGAATAATTTGCAAGTCCGTCCATTGAAATCATTGGAATAATAAGTTCATTGGAGTTTGCGCCCGCTGTCGCAAGGTCGGACGCACCGTCAAGCTCGCTTGTAAGTGCCGACTGCTTATAAACCTCATCGAGCAAGGCTGTGTAAGTTTTAAAAAGTGCAATAGAATTTGCCATAAATTTTCACCTCATTAATTATTTTTCGTCTGTACTAAGTCCCATTGCCGCTCTCATACTTGCAAGAGGGTTTGACTTAATACCTGCGTTTCCTGTATTCTTTACAGGATTTTGGAACGGCTCATCAGAACCGAACATATAGCTGTTTTCGCTCTTAACGCTTTCAAGAGCCTTAGTAATATCGTCTGCCTGATTTTTTGATGTTTTAAGACTGTCAAGGTCAAGCAAAGCCTTGACCGCCGTTGCGTTTCTCGCACCGCTCTTTGAAATAGCGCCGTCAAGTACAGAGTTAAACTCCATATCGGCAATTTTTGTCTGATACTCGGTTTCTTTGTCTTTAAGGCTTGTGTTGAGTTTTGCGATCTCGCCTTTAAGATTTTCGACATCTACGCCCTCAAACTCTTTAAGTGCTGTCTGTGCTGTTTCAAGCTGTGATTTGTAATTATCTCTTGCTGTTGTGATTTTTTCAACCTCTGCAACAGTCTTGTAATTTGCAAGCACCGCCTTGTCAAACTCTGCCTTTTTCTCATTGGGAATCGTAATACCGATTTCAGAGAGAAGTGTGTGTATGTTCTTCATAATATAAATCCTTTCTGCATAGCTTATATTCCGCTTTGCCTGCGGTAGAAATTCAGCCGTATAAACCAACGGCGGGGTAAAATAAAAGCACCTATGCAATCAAATGCAAGGGTGCTTAATCTGCTTTATTTTTGTTGTCTTCAACCTCAATAACAAAACCTCTGTCAATAAGGCTTTTCGCTCGGTCTTTGGTACATTCAAAGACTTCATCGACAGGTCTGTTGATAAGACCGTTCATTTTATCGTTAAACGACACAACTACTTTTACTTTCATTTTGTCACCGCCTTTCTGATTTTGGGTATTAAAAAAGCACTCAATCTGATTGATTAAGTGCTAATCTCTGTATTAAATTCACGCATAACAAAACCGCCCACAAGGAGCGGTTAGTCTTCTTCCAAGTAGTCAAATTCACTCGACATTGAGCGTTCTTTTTCTTCGTCTGTTAATGTAGAAAGAAATTCTTCCATACATTTTATTTGCAATTCAATAGGTCCGTCGATAATTGCGTTTCTTGATTTATTTTCTTCCACTCCAAATCACCCCAGCTTTTGATTTATTTAGCAAAGTTTTAACAAATCTATCTTTTTCCTCATCGGTTTCCTTAACCACTATCTTCTTATACAATCTATTACACTCAAGAGCAAATCTATTGTTGTCAAAATCATCGGTTTTAGTTAAATATTCAACTGTGCCGTTGTTTTTTACAATAGTAATTGTTCTAACATTTTTATTTGCAAATACATCCAAATCGTTCATAGAATAACTACTGTTTCTCGGATGATTATGTAAAATAGTTAAATTTTTTCCTTTTGTCTCCAAGTATGTGCCAAAGTCAATTTTTTCATCAGAACCTGTAAATGGTTTATAGTCAACCAATCCGTCGCGAAAAACAAATGCAACTTCTTTATTGTCATTTTGTTCTTTTGAAAATTTCAAAAGTTCCTTATGTTGTTTTTGAATTTCAACCCTTTGTTCTTCAGAATATCCGGCAATATCAACTTTCGGCACTCGCTCGATAGCTTTATCTGTTATTGGCGTAATAGGCTTTTTATTTTCCTCTTTTATTATACCACTACCGCCCGATTTTTCAACACCGAATTTACCTTTAAAGGTATGATTTTCTGTGTTTTTAATCGGCAAAGAAGTAGTTTTTATTCCGCCTATCGGTGAACTGGCTTTTTTAGGCTTTGTAATACCCTCAACGCTGCTGCCGCCAACCGTTACCCTGTCCCATTGTTGAGAAAGTCCGACGCTTTTTGAGAAGTTCACATATTCATCGGAAGTTTTTACATATCTTGCACGAGCGTTAATTATTGCTTGCTCGTCAGCCCCGCCTTCTTCAAGCAATTTTATTTTCTGCCTTTGTGCCCGCATTGTGGTTTCAAGTCTGCGCTGTCTTTGGGTTGCCTCGTACTTTGTGTATGTCTTGCCGTTGTATTCTACAGGCTTGTTTTCCTCTGCGTTCATCTTGTCGAGCTGTTCATCTGTGTATGTGCGTGGAGTTATGCCGGGAGTGAAAGGCGAATATGAGTGATAGCAGTTTGCGCCGCAAAGTCCTGTTACCGTGCCAAGTCCGCACACGCTCTCGAGTTCTTCCTTACTGTACACTCTGCCTTGCCACACCTGATGGCTCGGCCTTGCTCCACTGTGCCACGATACCTCAAAGTAATTTGTGCCGAGTTTTTCGGCGTTTTCCTCATTGATTTTGCCCACAACCTGATTCAGTCCTGTTGACACCGCACGCCTTGCCGCAACGGTAACTCTATTGCTGTGACCGCTTGCATAGTCAACCGTACGCAATCCGCTGTTTGTCATTTCGGTTACGGTTTTTTCGAGTACGGTATTATAATCACTCGCACCGCTTGCAATTTCCGTGACAGCTTTATCAAGTGTTTCTTGATAATAGTCTGCAACGGGAGTAAAGCCCAAACTGCCGTCAGGCTGTCGCTTTGCAAAGCCCATTGACTGTGTAATGTTTTTACATTCGTTTTGTGTCTGCTCTTGTACGGCCCTCACAAATTGCTGTAGTGGCTCGTTTTCTGAATATGGTATAAACTCCTTGCCTTGTTCAATAAAAGCGCTCTCCGCCTCGTTATATCCGCTTTCCGTTATATTTGTAAAGATGTTTTCAACTTCTTTATCGCTAAGGTTAAGTGTCCTTGCAACAATGTCTTTGATTCGCTTTTTGCTTGTACCTAAATCGTATAATCTGCTCATTTTATAGCCTGTTGACGGTATAATCTCCGCAGTTTCAAGTAACATTCTTACTATTTCCGTCATTATGCTCATTTGCAGGCTGTCAAAAATTTGCTCGAGCGCAATCGGGATTGCCTCTGTAACTTCGGGAGTAAACATCAGTCAACTACCTCTGAGGCTTGCGGCAGGTTCTTTTTTGCAGTCTTTTCGTCCTCGCCGTACCACTTTGCACGGTACTCCTCGGGCTTCATAATGCCGAGGCTCAAATCCTGTATATCCTGCGTTCTTTCAGTTTGTTCATCGGTCAAAATGCTGTCCTTAAAATCACATACAAATGTATATCCGCTTGTTGTAAGCGAATTGTAAAAAGCAAGAGCATATACCAAATCGTCAAGGCAGTATTTAAGCTGCTTTTGAATTGCCGATACCGTGTTGTACTTTCTGTCTTTTGCTGACTTAATCTCTGTTGCAGTTTTCGCCACAGTTTCGGGATTGGATAAGTCACCGTAAGCAAGTCCCACTGAGAACTCAAGCCTGCGAAGATATGTATTTAAGCCGTCTGTAATATCTTCTTGACGGATTGCAGGGGAAAAATCCTTGAACAGCTCCTCCTTGCCGAGGTCAACATCAACGGCACGATACAGCCTTTTATTAAGTTTTGCCGTACTGTTATTTTTTAATGCGGCGGCGTCAATATGAATTGCCCTTTCTCCGCTTTCGAACTCCCAGTCAAGCCTGCCAAATTGTGTGTCTGTTTTTTCGATTAATGCTATTGCATTTGCAAACACAGACATACCGCATGAGCTGCCGTCAATCGTGTTTTTAATCGGAGTGCGAAAATAACCGAAAGCAGGGCGGCGCATTGCAGGGTATGTAACAGCATTCGGCAGGCTTGCCCACTCGGCAACTGCCGCAAGCGGAATTTCTCTTCCGAGTTGCCCCTCACTTGCAGACACATAAGCAGTGTTGGTAATTGTCAATCCCTTTTCGGTATCAAGGCTATGATATTCAAGCCTTGTGTAGTAGTTGTCGCCGATCTTCTTAAATTCAGGAAAGATGACTTTTACAAGCCTATGCCTTGCGTCAAATTCAATCGGCACAAAGGCATTTGCGGAAATATACTGCACCTTGTCGCCGCCTAACGGTTTAATCACCATTGCGCCTGTTGCAAGTCCCGACTGCAATTCGGAGTTAAGGTCTTCCGTTGCGGTTTCAAAGAGCCTTTGCAGTTTGTCATTGCTCACGCTTGCTGTCATTTCGTTAAGCGTGATGTTTGCAAACTCCCTTGTGATTGACTGCTCAAGTCTAAGGCTTATTACATCGTCATTAAGCCAAGGGGCATTGCCCGAAAAGCAGTTTTGCCAAAGCTCAATACTTGAGAGCATATCGTCTGTAATTGCAGGCTTAATGCCAAGTGCCTGCTTAATATCTTTCAGCGGAAACAACCTCTGCCACACTCCTTTCAGATAGTTTAAAAATTGCATATTACACCGCCCTTATAAATCTTTTCATATCCCGTTCAAATGTGTATTCAAAACCGTCAAGGCTGTCGATGTCGGTTGAGCCATCGTCAAGTCTTTCGTCAACAAGTTTTTTATCGTTCCAAACAGCCTCACAAAGAGCCGTTTTCAGCGTGTCGCAGCCGTCAGTGTAAAAGAACCTGCCTGCACCCATAAGTCGCAAGGTGCATTGAATACGGTCTTGTACAGGACATTTGCGTGCCGGTCTGACTATCGTATTTGGGAAATGCTCCTCAAACGCTCTTTTAATTCCTCGACCGAGTACAGTTTCGGCATTATCCCAATACACAAAGTCCACAACACCGCATAAATCAAAAACAGACTGTGCAAAATTAATTGCCAGCCTGTCAATATCGTTTCCGTCGTATTCACCGAAGTGTCGTTCGCTTTTCAATGCTATTAAATTATTGTAGCCTCTTGTCTTTGCCGTTGCCACAAATGCGTGACCCGATTTATTGCCGCCAAAGTCAATGCCGATTGTTACCTCTTCAAGCTCCGATTTCAAAAACTGCCTGTACGGTAAATCTGTGTTGATTTTGTCGGTAATTTGACAGTAAAATTTTTTGGGATTATCGGCAAATCGGCGGTAAATAGCACCCTCGGCACGCACCCACTTGCCGAGAATAAGACGGTCATAGAAAATAGTGCCCTCATATTCATTGCAAAGGTTCTTCACAAACTCTTCGGATAAGAATTTATTATCGAAAATCGTGTATTCCTGCAAATAAATGTCTGCGTCACTGTCAATGAATTTCTTGAGCCAGTGCGTTGGGTGTTCGGGGTTTAAACTGCCGTCAAAGCACGAATAAGGCTTGTCAAGTCGGGATTTAAGCATATTGAAAACATCTTCGTTCCACTTTGCAACCTCATCACCGTAAATATATTTTGCCGACGCACCCTGAATTTTAGCAACCTGACTGACCTTTTCCGCACCCAAACAGTACACATCTTCACCGCACACTTTTGCAATGTTTCGGCTGTTAATCGTACCGACAACATCAGAGGTGTAACGCTCTCGCATAGGCTGTAAAACATTTCGCTCGATTGTTTCCTTTGACACTCCGATGATAAAGCACAAACCGTCTTTACCTATTCGCTCTCGAATACGCATAGGCACAATACAGGTGACATCAACAAAACTTTTGCCCGAACGCACCGCACCGCTTTTTATGTTCCAACGATGTGTAGCGTTTGCGATATATTCTTTTTGTTTAATCGTGTACGGCATTGTTTGTGCTCCTTTCTGCGTCATCTTTGATTTCTTTCAAAATGCTGTCGAGCTTGTCAAGAGCGGTCTTGTCGGTTTCCTCTTTTTGCTTATCCCGCCACTTGTCGGGGCGACGGTTTTTCAGCCAAAATATTTGTGCCGTTGTGTTGCCCCCAAGAGCAGAGGATAACAACGCATTTTCAACTTCATAGTCCACAACCTCTTTGCCCTTTTTTAGGGCAGCCAAAATAGCCGAATACTTATTTTTCCAATCTTTTAGCGTTGAGTATGAAACACCCATATTCTTAGCAATCTGCTCATCGGTCAAGCCGTCCCTTGCCCAACCCTCAAGCAGTAATAAATTTTCTTCTTTCAACCACTTTTCATACTTTCCTTTTGCCACCGTCACCACCTCTCTTTATGTAAAAATAAGCAAAAGAAATGACAGCACATTTCTGTACTGTCATTTTTGATTGTAAGCTGTTGTGCTGTTCCTCCATGATAATTCACATTATAAGGCGGGTCGGTAATTAGCAAATCTGCTAAATTACCGCTCATCAGCAATTTTACATCTTCAATATTAGTGCTGTCACCGCACATTAGTCTGTGTTCACCAAGTTTGTATATATCTCCTGATTTTGTTCTTGGCACTTTTGGTACAGGTTCTTCGTAATCGTCTTCTTTTGCTTCTGACTGTTCTTCTGTTAAGTCTGATATTTGAAAATCATCAAGGTCAAATCCTAACAAATCCATATCAAAATCAAGACCTTCAAGTTCCTCAATTTCTATTTTGAGAAGCTGTTCATCCCATTCTGAAAGTTCTGCAAGCCTATTATCTGCTAATATATACGCTTTTTTCTGTGCTTCTGTGAGATGTTCAACACGAATACAAGGTATTTTTTTAATACCTTCTTTTTTGGCTGCTAACACTCTGCCATGACCCGCAATTATTCCGTAATGGCTGTCGATAATTACGGGATTTATAAAACCAAACTCTCGCAAACTTGATTGAATAAGCTTAATTTGTTCTGAATTGTGTGTTCGAGCATTGTTTGCGTACGGAATAAGCTTATCAATGTCAACATAAATAAATGTATTTTCCTTCATTTCCGTTTCAATAACGGAAGGAGCTACATTATTGTTTTACCTCCATATTTTTTTGCAACAAAAAAGGTCCGGAGTGGCATCTCCGGACCTAAGAAATAAGACTATAGAATTTTACATTATCATTTTACTATATATAAAACGAAATGTCAACGAAGTAAAAACGAAATTTCTTAGGGTGTTCATTACTTTTTCGCAATATATTATATGTATATAA